AGCACAATCTTCTAATAAGAAGAAATTGTCTATTGAAGAGCAAAAGACAGAAGTAAAAGGTTTAGGAGATCGTGGTATCGAGAGAAATATTAACCCAGACGCGATGAGCCGTTTTGAAGAGATCAAACAAGAAGCGTTGGCTAGACAGCAGTTAGTAGATGAACACACACCACCTGACGACGGTGACCAGATTGTCCAAGATGTGGTTAGGAGTCTCGAGACCGGGCCATTAAGTGACCCTAACGAAAATTTATTTGTTACGATCCCTTATCAGGAGAGTTTACAGCGAATGACGGAGCTTAGTAGTGCATTAGAAGTAAATCATCTTCAGAATGTATTTAATGCCGGTCCGTTACAGACACCAGCAGTAGACATTGGTAGCCGTGTATTACGTCCCCCTGGATTGAGTCGAAAATTTTCCGAGGTCAAGGTTCGGAAGAATGACGAAGACTCTGAACAGTCAGATACGGAAAGCCACGACAGTCGTGGTGCCACTGCATTGATAGATCGTATCGGTACTATTATGAAACCTAAGAAGTTTAAGCAGACTTTTGTAGGGACAAGTTCAGTTGATAGTTCAGTTGAAATTGCTAGTAGTTGGTACATCGAGGAGGGGAAGGTAGTTGGTGCAAAATTGACCACGATTGTGAGTGCTAACCTCTTAGATATATTAAAGAACCGATATCCATTTACCACCATGCCTAAAGAGAAAGGCGAGAGAACTATTATGTATTGGCATGCAGTAGTAGTTCAGATCTTGTACGTTGAAGCCTATAATCAGATTAAATCCAGCGGCTCGAGAATGTTGCCATTTTATAAAGATAGACGATTGTCCGCCCAACTCGAACGTGACGGATTTGAAATAGATGAGCACGTGATCAACAACTATCCTAATGGTATTCACCATGACCTCGGAAATGTTGTTCATTATGATATTGAACAGTTGAACGTTTTGCACGACCATCTCATTATTCCATATTTGAACGTATCTGAGGTCGGCGAAAAATCTTTTGGTATACTCGAAAAGTGGGTCAAGAACAGTACCCTCAAGACTGCCTACCTATTAGCATATGATTACCCAAAGAAAGCTGGTGTATATAATATGTACGATGCAGATGGTAGGATACAAGTTATCAGTCGCGGGTCAGACTCCGAAACGACGCTTATCCGTGACTCAGAAGTAGTACGTGTAAATACTAGTCTGAAATTACCATATGGTTTTAGCCAACATACTAATAATGGTGTTACTTACACCAGGATATATGACCTTCCGCTCGGACCATCGATTAAAGCATGCCTTGTCAAGATGTCCATTACGGATGAGAAGATATCTAAATCTGTATTGTACCGAGCCATTAGACCATATTATAACACTTACGATCTGTTGACAATACCAGTTACTAGTGGGGCTTTTTCAGCACAATTATATGACCGTTACGCTACGTTATTACGGAACTGGTTTTCAAAGAATAATGGTACCGCTGCACTAGTCATTGCAGGAGATCGAAGTGCCATAATGAGCGCAATCAGTTATGCTAGTATCATGGCCGACATCGGTACTAATCAGCACCTCACTTTGTATGATGAGGCTGTGTCTTTGACTAGATACGTCGCCAACGAGATCTATGATTGTGCCACACTAGAAGAAGAAAAACCGAAGGTATTGTCGACCATAAATAAAATAAAGTTGATGGTCGGTAATTTTCGTAAATTGGTATACCGTCGAACCACCGGTAAAGGTTTTCGTAGTTGGTTGAAACTTACCGCGTTAAACGTCGGTTTGCATACATTCGGCGCATTAGTCGGGCATAAATTAATTAATGCTGCCAAGATACCTATACAAAACCGAGCGGTCAGATTCCTAGCCAAAGGTATCATGCATGGTGCTTTGTCTTATGTCACTTTAAAGACATTTCAATATAGCACGGATTATATATGTGATGACGCAGTGGACACCTATGCAAAAGAGTTTCCGTGTAACGTTTGCCGCGGAATGAGTCTCGGTTGTTCTAGCTGTGGGATATATGGGCCTACAAGAGTGAATGGTATCGTCAATACTGGCTACAAAGTACTCGTCGCGACGGCACTACTCGGGATATTAGCCGGGTTTTGGTTGAACCAGAAACAGAAAGACGCTATCATGAAAACTACGACGGGAGTAGTTGAAAAGATACCGAAACAGATCGTTAGTGCAGCTAAAATTACCAGCGCATTGGTAGAAGTTAGCAGCGACGTAGTACTCGCTGCCGGAGTAGCGGTGACTGGTTTTGGCTATTTAGATGACGATCAGACGATGATGGGATATGGGGTCGCAATGATAGGAACTGGTACTATCATGAAATTTCCCCGAGATATTAAAGAGGTCTTAGTAGCTGCTTATAAAACTACTACGGACCCCAATCCTCCATTCAACGTCCCTGATAAGGCAGCCGTCAAGGAAACGTTTGTTGCTGCCTATAACAGACTTACGGAGAAGAAAACTCACGTCGGTCGACTCGATGCTATAGAGTCTGAGAATTTGCGGCTTGGTTATTTGCACAAGACTTTAGTAACGCGAGAAGAATTAATGAAGATGAATATGGACGGCGAGACACTAGCCGCTCCTTTAAATACTAACAAGGTTTCGCAGCTCCTCGAGCAAGATATGGTTGATAAATGTATTAATATGGCTGAACATGAACTACATCCCAATTTTGATAATGTTAAGCAGCTCGGTGAATTTTTGACTAGATTACCGTATTGGCAGATTCATTATACGTCCACTGCGTTAGTCAATAAATGTTGGAACCTGACTCCATCTTACTCAGCCGTCCATCCTTCAAGCACTATGTGGTCGTTATTCTGTAGGCAAAGTAATTGCCCGGTCAAATGTGACATAGAATACACCAAACAACTACTCTCGCATTTTCCTATTGATCTGGGGATGTGGGCGAAGGCCCAGGAATTGACCGGACCAGTCAACTTTGAAGAATATATCGAACAACACGTTGAACCGAAGAATAAGACTTTATATAAAAAAGGATTGGCGAATTTTAAAGCAACGTCTCAATTACGTACAGTCTATCGCATGTTCCAGAAGAGTAAGGAGGTAGCGTTCAAGAGTCGTAGGAATCTACGTGCCGAACGAGATAACAAGCCGAGGTGTATATGCTTGCCTTCGTACGAGATAAGAAGTGTGTGTGGTGCAACAGTACACACTTTAAACAAGACTATGAAGACGTATTTACAAATGGAGAGGTACGAAATGTACCGCAAGGGGTTGATCGGCGCGCATTTATTAGATTGTGGATGGCTTCAGGGTGAGACTCCTGAGTCGTTCGTAGCCATGCTGCGCCGTGTAATATCCGGTTTCCAAGACCCTGTTTTTATAAACCTTGATAATTTTCAACACGATTCATCCCAAGATGCCGAGCTCATGAAATTAATCGATTGCGTATATCTATCGAATATTGGGCCTTCTTTAGCCGCAGCAGACATAACCAAAGAGCAAGTGTTGAAAATCATGAAATTTTTATCCAGCGTTGACAATAAGATCAGACTCGAGTTAAGCAGCAAAGAGCTGGGTTTTAAAAAGGCTTTTACTATATGTCTTGTCGTATTAAAACTTTCAGGTACTGTATTTTCTGGTGATCCAGCTAAAACTTCATGGGGTAATACCACGAGAATGTATCGGATTATGACAGCACTAGCAATCAAGCATGGTTATGTTAGGTATTATTGGTCAGCGCATGCAGGCGACGACTCAATGCATATGATTGAACGCCGATCGCTCAGTTTATTTCGGGAAGCTATTGCTGAAGCGTTTGCAACGATGGATGACATTGATAAACTAGATATTGAAGCGGTACCACTCATAAAAGGGGTCGGGATGATTATTAAAGAGATTAACGTAAATGATAAATCGTGCATATTTACATCGCGAATAATAACTCTCGTACAATCTGACTTTACCTTGATGAGAATACCCCATCGCATGATTAACACCGCTGTAATCACCGACACTATTGAACGTAAAATTTTTACAGAAGCTGAATTTAATTCTGTAATTACTGATCAATTAGCTAACCATGCGAAGGGTGACCCAAATTTGATGAAAATCGCCATGACTCGTATGATGAGATTACCTCACACTTTCTTGTCGACAAGATTAGCGGCAAAATATGCTTTACATAGTAATGCTGCTCATATATATCTTCATGGTATAGCAAACGGAGAGGATATTTCTCTTGGTAATCGTGACGTTGGTTATGAGTTACTAAGAGTTAATGCTCCTCCTGAGCTTATACTTGAACATTGGCACGAGGGCAAATTGAATTCTTGATTACCCTGTCGTTCGTAAATAGTATCCTTGAGTTGCCGTCGATTTTTACGTCAGACCGTTGGGTCTAGTTGATTTTAGATGGCTCTTAAGGTGGAATCGATCGTTCAGATGAGGCCGTTGGGTCTTAACTGATTCTAGTAAATAGTACTCGTTAACATTACGTTCATATTACAGTCGCATTTCGATCACGTTTGGAGACTTTAAACAGACAACGTGAACCTCCATTAAAATCCTAAAAGGTGCCAATGGGCCTAGACGTCGGTCTAGGGGGCCTGGGGTAAATCGTCGGGTTTATCTCGTTTATAGCTTACTTCGGGTTATACCGTTGGGTTTAATTCGATTTTAGTAAATAGTACTCGTTAATATTACC